AACTAGCATCATACACTTATAGTGGTTCTAATATTACCTCATATATAGATGTTAGCGCACTTGACACATCTGGTACAAGACTTGCAACAAGTGTTAAACTTGTTATTGAAGGTAGCTCTATGACATTCACAGATGGAACTACTACAAAAACAGTAACTACACTAACATCAGGTGAATTACAGGTAGGTACAACTATTACTGGCTCAGGATACACTAACGTAACAGCAAGCATTGTAGTTTAAGGAATAGATATGGCTACTACTGTAGATTCAGTTTCAGTCACTACCAATATATCAATTACGCCGGCCGCATCAACGCGGTCGGCTAATTTAGTAGCAACAGCATTCAGAAATATCTCTGCTGTAACTCCAGTAACTTTCTTTGTTGAAAATGGTCAAGATACAGATTTCTGGGCAGATGTTCCGACAATAGGGGGAGAGCGTCTTGTTGGTAGTAGTCTTGGGTTTTTAGAATCTACAGATGTTAGCATACCTATGACAAAAGTATCAATAACCGAAGCTAGTTATACTACAGAAATTCTTGATTTGGGTCCTGAATATGCTACACTTACTAGTAGTTTTGATTATTATAGTGAGCAATTTAGATCCTATTGGGAAATGGGAAGAATGAAAATAGCAACGGATGCAGATCCAACAGTAACTTGGCAATACAGTTATAGTGAACCAACAGAAGTTACTCTTAATATATTAGATGAGTCTGTCACAGTGGGGTATTTTGAAAATCAGGGTGACGGTCCAAACTTCCAAATGATAACAGGTGAAAATGACGTAAGGCGTATCAGTACATCTAACATAACTAAAAATGTATTAGGAGCAGGCGCGGTTCAATACTGGAGTTCTTAAAATTATTATAAATAAAAGACATACTTTCGGAAACTAACATGGCACTTAGCACAAGACAAGAACTAATCGACTACTGTTTACGCAGGTTAGGCTTTCCTGTAATTGAAATTAATGTAGACGAAGATCAAATATCAGATCGCATTGATGATGCCTTGCAGTTTTGGTACGAGTATCACTTTGATGGGCGACAGAAGATCTTTATCTCACATGAGATAACCGGTGACATAGTAAGACTTGCTTCTATTCTTGCTAATCAGTTTACAGTAGGAGAAATACTTAGAGGGGCAACTTCAGGTGCAACTACTGTTATTAAAGCAATAACAGATGTAAGTACATTTACCTGTGAAAACACCAGAGGCACCTTTGTTGCTGGAGAAACAGTAACCGGTTCAGCTTCAGGGGCTAATGCAGCTCTTCATTCTTCTACACCCTTTACCGCAGGAGATATGAGCAACAATTATATTACAGTAGGTGATGGGGTATTGTATGTGACTAGAATGTTCAATTTTGGTGGCGCCACGAATAGTAGCACATCAGGCACAGAAATATTTGACGTAATGTATCAGTTTAGGCAGAATGACTTATATAACTTACTTGGTGCTGACATGACATATTATACAGTAGTACAACAGCACTTGTCAACACTTGAGCAGCTACTAGTTAATCAAAGACAAATTCGTTTTAATAGAAAAATGAACCGCATTTATGTTGATACTGATTGGAGTAAAACATTTAATCCTGGGGATTATATTGTGTTTGAAGCATACAGTATTGTAGACCCTACAGAATTTTCCGAAGTGTATGATGATATGTTTTTAAAGAAATATGCCACTTCTCTTATCAAAAGACAGTGGGGTGAGAACATGAAGAAGTTTGGTGGCATACAACTTCCAGGCGGTGTTACACTTAACGGAGATAAAATATTTGAAGAGGCAATTACTGAAATAGATCAAGTTGAAAGAGATATGCAGTTAAAGTATGAGCTTCCTCCGACATTTATGGTGGGATAAGAAATGGCCACCAACTTCTATTTTCAATCGGGCAATACTAGCGGTACTACTGCCGAACAACGGCTAATAGAAGATCTGATTATCGAAAGTCTAAAAATATACGGACATGACGTATATTATTTACCTCGAACACTTATAGACGAAGACACAATCTTTGATGAAGATACACTGAGTCAATTTGCTCAGGCCTATCCGTTGGAAATGTATCTTGAAAATATAGATGGTTATGACGGTGAAGGAGAATTGTTTACAAAATTTGGTATTGAGTTTAGAGATCAAGCCACATTTGTATTAGCAAGGCGCAGATGGGATGAACTTGTTGCAACTAGTGATGGCATATTTACCCAAGACACTCGCCCCTCTGAGGGTGACTTGCTTTACTTTGAGAAAACACAATCTCTTTTTGAAATCAAACAAGTACAGTTTCAAGATCCATTTTATCAAGCCGGAAAACTTTACGTCTTTAAACTTGTTTGTGACTTGTTTGAATACAGCAGTGAAGTTATTGATACAGGTATTACATCACTTGACAACATATATGAAGAACAAAATCTTGATATGTTGGTTCATCAGTTTCTATTGGAAGATAATGAATTATTCTTGCTTGAGGATAGCTCTTCATTGATACTTGAAACATATGCTGAAGATACAAGCACTGGCAGAACTGATGGAGCGGACTTCCAAGACTTTAATGATTTGGAAGATATCATAGACTTCTCAGAAGTCAATCCGTTCGGAGAAATTGGATAATGTTTAAGAATAAACAATTTTATCATCAACATATTAAGAAAGCTATTACTGCTTTTGGTATGATATTCACAAATATTAATGTTAATCGTGTTGACAAAAATAATGTGACACAGCAAGTTATACGTGTACCTCTTTCTTACTCTACAAAACAAAAGTTTTTGTCACGTATTGCTCTAGTAGAAGATGCGGATGACAGAGCCGAGGTTGCTATTACTTTACCTAGAATGGGTTTTGAGATTCAGAACTTTGAGTACGATCCTGCAAGAAAAATATCTTTAGTACAAAAAAACAAAGCTATTATTGCCGGAGCAGATTCAGGAAAAGTCAGCTCTACATTTGTTTCTACACCGTGGAATATGACTGTTGATCTATATGTTTTTGCTAAAAACCAAGAAGATGGGTTGCAAATTATAGAACAAATTTTACCTTTTTTCAATCCTGATTTTAATATAACGGTCAATGAATTGCCTGAAATGGGTATTAAAAGAGATATTAAAATTACTTTGGATAATGTTGCATATGACGATCAGTATGAAGGAGAGTATGCTTCTAGGATGAGTATTATATGGACATTGAGTTTTACCATGAGATTAAATTTTTACGGATATGTTGCAGATCAAAATATTATACGAGAAGCTGTAGCTAGAGCATATACAGATATAACTGAGGCAGCATCAACTCCTTATACGCAACACACAGCTACTATTACAACAAAAACTGCAACAGCAACTTCACGTATAGAAAGTGGAACTGTTACAACCATTAATGTACAATACCAAGGAGAAGGGTATCTTGTAGCTCCCGACGTGACAATAACTGGCGGCGGTGGCTCGGGTGCAACAGCTGAAGCTATCCTAAAGGATGGCAAAATAATAAGTATTAATGTAACTAGTGGAGGTTCAGGATATAATTCTGCGCCTACAGTTACTTTGGAGAGTCCGCCAGACACAGTAGAAGAACCTACACCGGCTGACCCCTACAGATTTGTTATTGATTTTGAGGAAATATATGAATGAGATTAAAATATGCCTTAAGACGTCGCACTTTAGAAAAGTTGCGCATAGTATATGAATGTGGTTACGTGCATGAAATGTGGGTGTATAATTTGAGAATAAGTAAAATGGGCCAGTATAGTTGGTCACATTATACTAAAGAAAACCGAATAATAGATTTACAGCCTGATAAAATAATTGCCATTTTTGTTATTAAAATCAAAAAGGGTTTTTATTGGTCTAAGCGTAGACCTCCTATAAAAAGAAAACCAAAACCAGAATTAGTTTTGGATCAGTTTAAACCAAAACAACATACGGGGTTTGAATATTGATGAGTACGTTTGATAGTCTAGATGATAAGTTTAAGGTTTCACCAACCAAAGCCTTAGACACAAACTTAAAACAGGTAAGAGAAAAAAATGATTTGCCGGCTCCTGTAACGACCCCTGAAAAAGAATTGGAAGATGATTATCAGCAAGCAAGAGAATTATTGAAAAAAACTGCTGATTATAGTGATGAGGCAATCAAAGGCATTTTGCATATAGCCAAAAATAGTGACTCGGCAAGAGCATATGAAGTGGCGGGACAACTTATTAAAACACTTCAAGACAACGCCAAGGATATGCTAGATGTGCAGGAGAAGAAGAAGAAAGCCTCGGACCGGCCCACACAGGTAGGTTCTGGCGGTGTAACTAATAACAATTTATTTGTAGGAAGTACAAAAGACTTATTACGAGCGTTGAATAAAGATGTTTTAGACCATGAGTGAAGAACGTACCTCCTATCACGGTAACCCTAACCTCAAAAATATAGGGTACGAACATGAGTTTACACGGGATCAACTCAAAGAGTATATCAAGTGTAGCAAAGATCCGATATATTTTATAGAAAACTATGTTCAGATTATTACACTGGACAGGGGTCTACAGCCTTTCACACTATACGAATGTCAGAAGAAAAAAGTAGAACTCATACTTAATAATCGTAAAGTTATTTTGATGGAAGGTAGACAGCAGGGTAAGACTGTAACAGCAGCAGCCTGCATACTTCATTATACTATATTCCAAAGCGACAAGACTGTTGCTATCATGGGTAACAAAACAGCATCAGCAAGAGAGGTGTTGGCACGTTATCAAACTATGTACGAAAACCTGCCTATATGGATGCAGCAGGGTGTAAAGACATGGAACA